AGGAAAGGCAGGTAATTTTTATTCCTAAAAAGATAACTAAGGAACGTCAGATATCATCAGACTCCACAGAGAAAAAGCATTATACCTGTCTTTGTTGTGGGGTTGAAAAAAGTGAAACGCAATTTTATAAATCAAAGTGGTCTAATCTTTGGATGTATACAGATCACCTTGTTTTATTTTGTAAAGATTGTATAGCTACAAGATTTAAGGAATTGAGTGAAAGATATAATTCAAATAAAACTGCATTACTATTGTGTTGCTACGTTTTAGATATCCCATTTTATTCTTTGCTTTATGATAGTATAGCCGAAAATAATAATATTTTTAATGTCGGATTATACATGCGGCAGCTACAACTCGGACAGTATCAATTTAAGTCATTTTTAAATACTCTTGTTTCTGATGAATTAACTAAATCTGACAAAGAATTAAAAGAAGAAAAAGAATCTAAATGGAATAAAGCAGATAAACAAAATATGAATTTTGCTATATCTGTAGTTGGATATGACCCATTTGAGAATTGTGGCATGTCTGATAATGATAGGAAATATTGCTTTAATATCTTGGCTGGATATTGTGATAGTGAAGGAATACAAAATGACGGACATAAAGTTCAAAGTGTTGTTCAAATAACGCAACTGCAATTGCAGTGTAGAAAACTTGATGAATTTATAAATACTGAATTATTAAGTGTTAATCCAGAAGAAAAAAGGATTAAAGATTTATCTGCAACTAAAAAACAATTACTTGATTCAATAGCAAAAATAGCACAGGACAACAATTTATCTTCTGCCTATAATCAAAACTCAAAACAGGGAGCAAACACTTTAACTAATAAAATGCGTGAAATGCTACAGTCTGACTTTGAAGATATTAAAGTTAATTTATTCGATATAAAAACATCTGAAGCCATAAAGCAAATAGCTGATTTAAGCAATCAAAGTATCATGGAACAACTTTCTTTTGACTCTAATGATTATACGGACATGATTAAAGAACAAAGAGAAATGATACTTAATTATGAAGAGAAACAAATGATATTAGAAGAAGAAAATCGGTTATTAAAAAACGAGTTAATGCAACTCAAGAATAAGAAGAAATAGCCTATGACTATTTATACACCAATAACCGACAAAGAATTAAGTCAGCGTAAACTACAAGCGTATGAAGATATGGCTAAAATAATAAATTGGGGTAGACGCAATCCAGTTAGGTTTGCGTCTCATTTTTTTGGGCTTGCTCTACTAGACTATCAAAAGTTAGCAATGATGGAATCATGGCATGTGCCCTATGCCCTTTGGTTGCAGTGTCGCGGTGCTGGTAAGGATACACTTGCAGCCGTATATTTTCAGACAAAGATGCTTTTGATTCCTAATTATATATTATATGTATCTAGTAACTCTGCAGCTCAGTCTGCTGAATCTTTTATGAAACTTGAAGACATAGCATTACAGAGAATACCATCATTTAAAAGTGCTACTGATGTTTTTGCTTTTGAAGTTGAAAAGAGTAAAAACAATGACACTGGTTTTTCGCATAATCCAGCAGGTTATAAATTCAGACTATATAATAACTCTCAAATGATTACATTATCATCTAATATTGAAACCATTAGAGGTAAACGTGGTGCTGTGTGGTTTAATGAAACTGCATGGAAATCAGCAGAAGAGTTAGCTGTTGTTGAAAACTTTGCAAACGTAGATAGTAGTTTTTCTACTTCTACGGAAAAGGTTCAAACAATAGACCCCATCCAGATGCCATTACAATTATTATATACTTCGAGTGCTGGTGATGTATCATATCCATTTTTTGAGAAATATAAGACCTTCTCAAAAAAGATGATTTTAGGAAATCGCAATTATTACGTTATCGATATAGATGCTCATGACATTTTATATCACACAACACTTGATGGTGAAAAAATAAAACCTCATTTATCAGAAGATCAAATCAAAAAAGCTATTGAAGAAGACCCAGATGCAGCTGATAGGGAACTTTTTAATCGTTTTCGTAAGGGAGCAGGACAATTTGCTGTAGTAAGTATGGATTCTTTGATTAAAAACTCTGTTATAAGAAAGCCATTACTTAATAATGATACTGGTAAGAAAAAATACTTGTTATGTTATGACCCTGCGCGTAATTTTGACGGTAGTATTTTAGGTGTATTTGAAATAATAAATGATAAACATCTTGGATATAGACTTAAAATAGAAAATGTTATTTCTATGGTGGATGTCCATTCAAAAAAGAAAACCCCACTACCTATGCCTGAACAATTAGAAATAATTAAAGATACTATGATTAAATATAATGGCGACCGTGCTGCTGAGTGGGAAAACATTGAGTTTTATATTGATGCAGGATCGGGCGGCGGCGGCATAAGTGCAATTGGGGATCAGTTAATGGATGATTGGACTGATAAGTTTGGTCAAAAACACAGGGGTATTATAGACGGAAAGCATGAACAATACGAAACTGCAAGAAAAAAATATACTAACGCTGTGCCAATTGTTCATTTGCTTGACCCTCAAAAATACAAAAGAATTATTTATGATGCGTTATCAAAAATGGTAAAACTTAATTTAATAGAATTCACCGACTACGATAACAAAGACTATCTTATGATTGAAAATGACAAGCATGAATATGAAATGGTTTATTTGACTGATGAAGAAAAGATGGCATTATTACAAATTGAGCTAATGAAAACAGAAGTATCTTATATGTGCAGATATGATACTCCTAACGGTGGAGTTACATATGAATTAGCTAAAGATAAAAAAAATGTTTTGCACGATGACAGAGCTTATGTACTTGCTATGGCTTCATATGCTTTGGCTTTATTAAGAAGAACTGAATTGATTAATGTTGAAAGCCCTACTATCAATAACTTTGAATTCAAATTTAGACCTCCGCAAATAAGAAAATTATGAAAGGCGGTGAATAGCCTTTGCCAGAAAATGAAGAATTAGTCAAACAATATGAAAAAATATTAAATGAATCATATTTTGCAAGACTAACAAAGACACAAATACAAGATATTGTTAATAACAAAAAAGAAAGTGTTATATATAAAAAATATAGCAAAGAAGAAATAATAACTGCGCTTGAAAATCCTCAGTCAAATGAGAAAAAATTGCGCGACATGAGTTGTTTTTTATATAACAATAGCAGTCATTACAAACGGTTATGTAATTACTTCAGTAAACTTCCCACATACAATTATACTATATCTCCTTATAATCTATCAAAGTACGATCAAGCATCTTTCATGGCAACTTACAACAAAGTATTAGCCGCCTGTGAAAAATTCAATTTTAAATATTCGCTAATTAGAATGTTAAATATCTGTATGTATCAAGACTTATACTGTGGATTGTATTATGAAACAGAGGACTCAGCAGACTTTATTCAAATTAATAATGATTATACTAAAATAACAAAGAAAATTGATTCATGTTTAATATATGCAATTGATATGAACTTTTTTAAAACAAGAGAATATTTGCTTGATACATATGGTGACGAAATTAAGAATGCTTACTATGCTTATGTTGGTTATTCAGCTAAAGATGAAAATGGTAAGAAAAAAGTGATAAAAGGCAATTCTGATTTACGATGGTTTGAGCCTACAAATCAAATATGTTTAAAAGTAAATGAAGACCAATTATTGTATTCTTTGCCTCCCTTTTCTGGTATTTTCCCTGAGATTCTTAACCTTGAGGATTATAAATTACTTAAAAAAGCTGAGACAATGCTTAAAAACTATAAAATCTTGGTCATGAAATTACCTACTGAAAAAGAAACAGGTAAATTGTTGGTTGATGAAAAACTCCTTGAAAAATTCTATAATCAAGCCTGTAAAAATGTAGCAGACGGCATAGGTATACTGGCATCTCCGTTTCCTATTAAACAGTATGATTTTCAAAATAGTGTAGCTTCTGAAACAGACGTAGTTAATTCTGCTGAAAGTGCTTTATGGAGTGCATCTGGTGCTAATGGTAGTTTATTTGGTAGTGGTGATAAATTAAGTGCAAGTTCAATTGAGTTATCGGAAATCAATGATGAATCAATAGTATTTGCGGTTGTTAGACAATTTGAAAACTGGTTTAATAAATATCTCAAGAACAAGAATTTACCATATGATTTTAAATTAAAATTCTTAGATCAAAGCCAATATAATAAATCTAAAGTAATTAATGACTTACTAAAAGCTGGACAATATGGACTACCTGTGAGGTCGATGCTATGTGCTTCAGTGGGTTTAAGCCCATCTGAGGTTTTATCTATGACTACTATGGAAAATGATATATTGGGATTGACTGAGAAATTTAAACCCTTACTATCAAGTCACACAATGACTGAAACAGAAGGTGGTAGACCAACTAATAAATCAAAAGGCGAAGATGTAACTGACTCAACAGAAGCAGGACAAGAAAATGACAGCAATGATGAAAGA